GTAAAAGTCACTGTGTTGCCAGACTGAAGACAGCGAAAAGTAGCCATAAAACCCTCCAAACTAGAAAGGGGGATTGTGTCCCCCTTCCCCTTAGACCATGCGAACCACAACGATACGCATAGTAGAAGATGCCAAGTCCACAGTGGAACCTGACTCGTTTTGGATGCGGAATTTGACAGTATTAGCGGCACTGACATAACCAGTGACAGTGATACCTACCAAATCCACGCCCAAAGATGCGCCAATCACCATGTCGCCAAGAGCAACACCGGGAATCGTCACATCGTCTGTTTCACCTGCGCCATCCACCAAAGAACCGGGGTTCAATGTGCAAGTAACAGCCCAAGTGTCTGAGAACAAACCACGGAAACTGTCGTTACCACGGCGTGTCACAACTGCTGATGCGGTTGCCATTTCGATTTCTCCTAATCAAGTTAAAAAAGACCCCCCACCACGAGGGCAGGGGGGCAACTGCAATTAGGCTGGCACAGCCAAGACAAAATAAGCAGAAGACTTAGCCGCACCCACAGAAGCGGCACTACGCAAGGCGGCAACGCCGTACAGAGTGTCACTGGTGAACAGGGTGGCAAGGTATTCTTGCTTGTACTGAACCTGTGAGCGAACTGCCACTTGTTCGACCAAGACCATCGAATCACGATGACCCATCAAACACACACGAGCCGCACCAGAACCTGAAGTGGTATCTGCGTTGCTCGACACAAACACAGGGATACCATACAGATTACCGATTTCACCAGTGCGGATAGCGTCACCAGTACCGACAAATGCTTGTTCGGTGTAGCGAGCCAGACCCATCAAGGTGTTACGGCTAGAGGGTGGAATCAGGAAGAAACGCTGATCCATCGGGGTGTCGTTGTCATCCAAACGCTGAATGGTACGGCGAATGGCGGCATCGGTCAGGGCAGACTCGTTGTTGCTTGCGGCAACATAAGCAGTCGTACCATCACCACCGATATAGGCATTGGCATATGCGGCTGTACCTGCACCACCATTGGCTGAACGACCCAACTGGATCAAATCGGTATCGACTTGACGAGCCAAAGCGTAACCAGCATCGGAGGTGTAGAACTGACGCATAGAGTTCAAAGCCTGTGCTTCCACGATGTCTTCAATCAAGCGGCTATATTCATAGTGCTTGTTGATAGACACTTGGACTTCAGACTCAGTGGCGGCAATCAAAGTGACTGCTGTCTCTGCTGACTTTGCAGAAGCTGAACCACGAGTAGGTGCAGGAATGTGAACAGTGTCACCTTTCTTGCCCTTGAAGTTCATCTTCATCACCAAGTTTGCCATCACGAGGTTTTTCTTGTAGGCGGCGACAATCTCATCACTCCAAATCTCAGGGATGAAATTAGCCGCTGTGGTTACAGTTACTGAACCACTAGGGGAAAACGATGTTGCCATGTTAAATCTCCAAAAGTCAAAAGTTTAGGTCACTTGACCCGTCCCTCTGCGTATGCCGTCATGATTTCGTCACTTAAAGCATCGTATCGGGCTGGATCAGTCATCTTCAGCCGAATAAGGTCAGCCCTTCTGTAGACCCTCTTTCCAGATTCACCAGTTCCACCCACATCAACTGCGGCGGCTTTAAGGTTAGATTTGCGTTGGTTTTCACCTGCATCGCTTGTCTGTTTAGCCTTAACGCCCTTTAATTGCTTGTAAGTGGACAACAATTCGTTGGCACTGTCGTAGTCAAACTCACCATCTGCCTTGGCATACAAGCCAATGCGAACAGGAGAAGACTTGACCCAATTCACGAATTCGGCATCTTGAGCAATCTGAACAAAGTCAGGGTGTTCTTGAGCCAATTTCTGCTGAATTTGCATCTTTTTGAATTCAAAAGCCGCTTGTCTAGCCGCTAGAACATCTGGATGCGAGTCAACAGTCTTACGTACTGCCGCCTGTGGATTCTCGAAAAAATCTACTTCGGGTTCTTCCTCTTTAACAGGTTGTTGCTTACCAGAGAGGTTCTGCTTGATGAGTTCATCTGCCAACTTGCGAACTTCGCCTACCTCTTGAGCTTGCTTGCCAATCAGCTTTTCTGCTTCTTGGTGCATCTTGATAACATCAGACAAC